TGGGCTGATGAGTTAGTTGAAGAGACAGCTAGCTTCCCAAGTGGCGAACATGATGACTTGGTGGACTCGATGACCCAAGCGCTATTGAGATACAGAAGGGGTGGCTTTGTATCGTTGGATTCAGACTATGAAGATGAGCCAACGCCGTTTAAATCTAAGCGCCACAAGGGGTACTACAATGTTTAAGACGATAAAACTATGGTGGAAGGTTCGTAAGTTAAAAAAAGCCTTAGCAAACCAAGTAGAGATTGAAAAGTTAGATAACCGGAAGTACGTAGCTAAACCTAGCTCGTATTGGAAAAAGAATGGGAAGGTCATATGGCAATAGAAAAATCACTATCACAGGCCCCGATGGGGTTAGGAGCACTTCCTATGATGGAGGAAGGTCCGGAGATCGAGATTGAGATTGAGGATCCCGAGTCAGTTGAGATTGGCATTGATGGTATGCCGATCCTGCGCATCGAGGAAGAAGAACCTAGTGATAAAGACTTTGATGCCAATTTAGCCGAGTACATTAGTGAAGATCAGTTGCAGTTATTAGCTAGCGACTTAATTGGTGACTTTGATGATGACATTAGCTCTCGCAAAGACTGGATGCAGACTTATGTAGATGGTATTCAGTTATTAGGTATGACCATCGAAGAGCGGGCAGAACCTTGGGAAGGTGCATGTGGTGTGTATCACCCACTCATGAGCGAAGCGCTAGTGCGGTTCCAAGCAGAAACTATTATGGAGACGTTCCCTGCAGCGGGTCCAGTCAAAACCGTAATCGTTGGTAAAGAGACACAAGAGAAGAAAGACGCAGCTGATCGTGTTCGTGACGACATGAACCATCAGTTAACAGATGTGATGCACGAGTTCAGACCTGAGCATGAGCGCATGCTCTGGGGTTTGGGACTCTCAGGTAATGCGTTTAAGAAAGTTTATTACGACCCAAGTATTGGACGCCAGGTGTCCATATTTGTACCTGCAGAAGATTTAGTTGTTCCTTATGGTGCATCCGATCTAGCTAGCTCACCAAGGGTCACCCACGTAATGCGTAAGACTCCTAATGAGTTACGCAAGCTGCAAGTAGCGGGGTTCTGGAGAGATATTGATCTGCCTGAACCTGTTGATTCATTTGACGAAGTCGAGAAGAAGATCGCTGAAAAGATGGGCTTTAGGGCCACTACAGATGATCGCTATAAGATTCTCGAAATGCAAGTTGACCTTGATCTTCCTGGTTATGAAGATGAAGAAGACGGCAAGCCCACAGGTATTGCGCTGCCCTACATAGTTACTATTGATAAAGCCAACAGTGCTATTCTTGCGATTCGTCGTAACTGGAGACCAGAAGATGAACATAAGAAGAAGCGTTCGCACTTTGTGCACTACGGTTATATTCCCGGTTTTGGCTTCTACTGTTTTGGCCTTATACATCTTATCGGGGCTTTTGCTAAGTCAGGAACTTCTATCCTACGTCAGCTCGTCGACGCTGGCTCGCTCGCAAATCTGCCTGGTGGATTCAAAACTCGTGGATTACGCATCAAGGGCGATGACACTCCGATAGCACCTGGAGAGTTCCGTGACGTAGATGTTCCAAGTGGAACAATGCGTGACAACGTGATGCCTCTGCCTTACAAAGAACCAAGCATGGTTCTTGCTGGGTTGATGGACAAGATCATTGAAGAAGGCCGACGGTTCGCTAACGCAACTGATCTGCAAATCTCTGACATGAGTGCGCAAGCACCAGTTGGAACAACCCTAGCAATTCTGGAGCGTACATTAAAAGTAATGTCCGCTGTACAAGCCCGCATCCACTACTCATTTAAAGAGGAGCTGAAGTTACTTCGTGACATCATTCGTGATTACACTCCAGATACTTACACCTATGAGCCAGTAGAAGGCTCCCCAAGAGCCAAGAAGTCTGACTACGATAACGTCGATGTCATTCCAGTATCAGATCCAAACGCTGCTACGATGGCGCAAAAGATCACGCAATACCAAGCGGTACTGCAGCTGGCTCAAGGTGCACCACAGATTTACAACTTACCTAAGTTACACAGGCAAATGCTTGATGTGTTGGGTATCAAGAATGCCCAGCAGTTGGTAAAGTTACCAGAAGATCAACGCCCAGAAGACCCCATTACCGAGAACCAAAACATATTGATGATGAAACCAGTCAAGGCGTTCTACTACCAAGACCATCAAGCACACATCGCTGTACACATGGCTGCTATGCAAGATCCAAAGATCATGCAGTTAGTTGGGCAAAACCCACAAGCACAGGCTATGCAGGCTGCAATGATGGCGCATATTAATGAGCACATCGCTTATGAGTATCGCAAGCAGATGGAGATGGAAATGGGTATGGAGCTTCCGTTCAACCCAGATGAAGACGATGCTGACGAGAAGGTTCTCCCACAAGAGCTCGAGGTTCGCATTTCCCAAATGGCAGCACGGGCATCCCAAGCGCTACTCCAACGTGATATTAATGAGGTACGTGCGCAGCAAGCTCAGGCAGCTCAGAATGATCCGATCGTACAAATGCAGCAACAAGAGTTGTCAATTAAAGATCGGGAAGTGGCAATTAAAGAGAAGAAACTTATGGCTGATGCTGCCGCTAAAGCCGACCAGTTACGGATCGAAGAAGACCGAATTAGGTCTCAAGAGAAGATTGCTGCGATGAACGCAACCATTAAGGTAAACGAAGACGCCAAGAACCGCCTAGCAAAAGAGGCAGAGATGGGCGCTAAGTTAGGTATTGACCTGGCCAAATCCCGGGCTCAATTACAAATGCAACAGACCCGCAGCAAAGATGTGGGTAAGGAGAAAGATAAATAATGGACGCATTTGATGTTCTCGTAATCGAGCTAGACAAAGATATTGCTGGTAAACGAGATTGGGTAGCTTCTGGGCAAGCCAAAGACTTTTCCGACTACCAAAGAATGTGTGGGGAGATTCATGGTCTGCTCCTTGCACGGCAGGAAATATTAGACCTTAAACAAAAAATGGAGAACTCTGATGAGTGAAATCCTTATCGGCTCAAACCCCGATAGTGCGCAGCAAATAGTTATAACCGACGCTCTTGGCAATCCGATGCCTTCGATCAACAACGAGGGTGAGTACATTCCCATCGAGCAACGGGCAAAGCAGCTTCCTAAACCACAAGGGTATCGCATCCTATGTGCTATTCCTGACGTGGAAAGGCAATTTGAGGGGTCTGAGCTATATAAACCGGACGACTTAGTTAAGAAGGACGAGATTTTAACTACGATTCTTTTTGTAGTTGAGCTTGGTCCAGATTGCTACAAAGATGCGTCTAGGTTCCCAACAGGACCTTGGTGTAAGCCAGGGGATTTTGTTTTAGTACGACCGAATGCCGGAACTCGCCTAGTTATCCATGGCAAAGAGTTCAGGATTATTAATGACGACTCTGTTGAAGCCGTTGTTGAGGATCCACGTGGCATAACCCGTAAATTTATTTAAGGAGCTGAGCTATGCCTGAATTTGAAAAAGAAGAATTCGTGTTCCCAGACGAGGCAGAAGCTAAGGGTAAACCCTTAGAAGCCGCATCTGACGAAGTTGAATATGTCATTGAAGATGACACTCCCCCAGAGGATCGGAACCAAAAGCCGATGCCTGCTGAAGTCGTTAAGAAGCTTGAAGTAGCGGACGAGGATAATGAAGAATTAGACCCCAAGTCCCAAAAAGAGCGAATTAAGCAATATAAGAAGGTTTGGAATGATGAGCGGCGAGAGAAAGAAGCCGCTTTACGTGAACGCCAAGCTGCTTTTGAAGCTCTAGAAAGGCTTAACGAAGAAAATAGACGTCTTAAAGCCCAATATAGTGCGGGTGAAAAGACTTATATTGAGACGGTACAAAGCGCTGCTGACACTGAGTTGGCTATGGCTAAGAAAAACTACCGTGAAGCCCTGGATTCTGGTGATGCAGATCGTATTGTTGAGGCTCAAACAGCTTTGTCGGAAGCTACCTTCAAAGCACAGCAAGTCAAACAATATAGGCCTAGTGCTTTACAAGAGCAGGAAAATGCAGTACAAATACCACAAAGACAGCAAGAAGCACCCAAGATTGATGGCAAAACTCAGGCTTGGTTGGATGAAAATCCTTGGTATGGTTCCAAAAAAGCTATGTCAAACTTCGCTGTAGGGATACATGAAGAATTGGTTGATGAGTATGGCCCAACAGTCGTAGGCACCGATCAGTACTTCAGGCACATTGACAAAACAATGCGCAAAAAATTTCCAGAGTACTTTGAAACTATGGAAGAAAGTAGTCAGGCTGAGCCAGAACAGGAGCCCCAAACGGCACCCAAAGCGAAGCCAAGTACGGTTGTAGCCCCGGCGACCCGTTCAACGTCCTCCAAACAGGTACGGTTGAAGACGTCACAAATGGCCATTATTAAGAAGTTTGGCCTAACCCCGGAAATCTACGCCCGTGAACAACAAAAATTGGAGGCTTCAAATGGCTGAAAACAGACTGACCCGTGAATTAGATAAACGCACCGCAGTGGAGCGCCC